TCACATACACAAAGTTGCCAAGAGAATCAAAGAACTTCTCACAAAGTTTACGAGTATAGACGTTACCACCACGGAAAATGTCAATGGAGATAGCATCGATATACAACTCAAGGTCACGGATACACTTATTAGGATCAGGCACAGCGAGTGACGTATATTGCGTCATCATCTCATCGTATGCCTTATTAGCAATGTATGACTTATTCTTTTGAATCAGACGATATGCGTCAGAATACCTACTCCAAGAGTTAGTAATAACATCACCAGGGAAGTAGTATCTGGGGTGCTTAACAGCGATTTCTGCTTCAGCAAAATCAACGATTTGATCTTTGTTGCCAAGGATCATTGCCGAAGCATCTTTGAATCTATTGGTAGCAGCACCATGGAATACGGAAACGGGGTTGCCGTAGTTTGCTCTGTTGTTAATAACAATATCGCCTTCTTGGAAGTTGCCACCTGCCAATTGAGTGTATTCAACTTCAGTATTTCTAACTTCTTCAAAGTCAAGGAAGTCATTATTAATTCTGCTAGCAGAATCGTAAAGTTCAGTAGGTGTAATGGAAGATTGAGAAATGTTATCGATAATAACATTAGGATTAGTAATACTAACCAGACGCTCAAACAGCAGACCATAGAATGTAGATCCTGGGTTGATAATCAACTCATCAACAGGGTCGCTAGTAGCGGGGTCAATATAAGGAGAGATGAATGTAATCTGACCAGCAATCTTGGAACCTGCTGAGTAGACAAACTCATTCAGTCTCAGATCAAAGATACCAGTTTCAAACTGTGCAGTACCTGAGGTCTTACTGACTACGATGGCATCGTTAACATTACCCTGATCATCGATATTAGTTTCTTCAATGATGGCAGTATCACCATCAAGATTGCTGATGGATTCACCAAACTGGAAGATAGTCTCGCTATTGATAGCAGTAACACTCAGGATAAGTCCAGAGAAGAGGGTGGTGCGCTTAATTTCTTCATTCAGGTTGAATGTGCCACCAACTAAGTTGATAACGTCGATATGAGTCGTGCCAGAGTCGATAACAGTCGCAATAACGTCGCTATCTGCACCTTGGACTTGCTGACCCAATGTTGGGAAGATACCAAAGTTTGGTGGACCTGCCTGACCAGAATACAATTCAATTCTGTAAATTGTGGTAGGAGTAATTTCTAGAGACCTATAGTTAACTCTAGATGCTGGTTTTGGTGCCTCATCAAATACAAGGTTACCACCAACAACGCTATATGAAACTCCAGGTGCCTGAATCACACCGTTGATAGTAACCAACAACTGATTCTCTTGGACGATAATCTGCTCACCTTCTACAGTAAGTGGGAATTGCTTATCAATACCATTAAACTGCTCTTGGATATTATCAAGTTTCTTCACGATAGAGGTCAAGATTTCCTCAGAGGAAGTCAGACGCTTTTTACGGAAGAGGACTTCAGTATTGTTGTAATCGGTGTAAATTGGTTGTGCTGCACCGAAAGATGTGATCTGGTTGACGTTGGAGTAGTTATTGATGTTAACTTCCTTCGTAAACTCAGTACCGACCTTTCTACCTGAAACATCCTTACCACCAACGATTTGCAACTGTCCAAACATGTTGAAACCAGCAGGGTGGTTGTTTTCAAGGATTTGAGTCTTCCATTTGGTAATGGGGATCTCAGACTTGACAACGTAGGAGAAGTTTTGATAGAAGAAGGAATCTTGGATTTTTTGGACGATTTCGGATGGTTTACCGACATTATCGATAAACTTACCAGGAGTCTTCGTCAAAGATCCAATATTAAGCACACCACGAGCAATGCTTAGGTTATCGATGATACCAGACGCTTTAGAGATAGATCCAATGACTTTTTCGCCAATTTTCCAATCTCCATCATAATCAACGATCTTGAGGATCTTAGGACCAATTTGCCAACCAGTATTAGTAGAAACCTTACCAGTTGCACTTGAAAGCTCAACTGCACTACCTTGGAAGACTTCTTCGCCTTCAAGGAAGCGAGATGTCTCAACAACTGCTTCTGCTTTACCACCAAAGACTTCGGTAAGCAATACTTGACGACCACTACCTTGAGTTAGGAATGTGATGTAATCACCTGCCTGTGCTGCCTGTAAAGTCAGTGCAAAGCGAATTTGGTCGGATTCCAGCGAATTTACCTGACCAGCGATTGCATAGTAAAGTTGACCAGCAACCAAAGAGGTCAAACCTGCGCTAGAGGGCTTAGGAAGGACACCTTCAGTACTACCGACATCTTCAGCACGGAACTGGATTTCTGCACCAGTTGTGATGCCATGAGGGAAGTTAAACTGTAGATAGTTGAGGTCAAGGTTAACAACGTAGTTAAACTCAGACTTCAGCGTAATTGTAGGCTCAGATGAGTATCCAGCACCAGGATTCTTGATGATAATCTCATTGAGTCGGTTATTCTTAATAATGGCAACTGCATCAGCACCTGATCCACCACCACCGTCAATAACAACTGCAGGTGTCGATGTATAACCCGCACCAGGATCTGTGATCTTGATCTCGGAAAGAATCGACGTATTGAAGAGTTGGAGGTTAACGGGGAAGGTAATTTCAGGTTTTAGAGTGTAGTCATGTGAATATCCGAAACCAAACTCATTATTTTTGAGTCTCTTAATCTTACCAATGTTTTTACCTGTCAAGAAGACAGATGCGCCACTACCTTCGCTAGGAATGATAACGCTGACAGCACCACCAGATCCAGACAGTGTAGGACCAAGAATACCAGTGATAGCGTCAATATCTACGCTAGCAATGGTGTAACCTTTACCAGGGTCTGCAACATCGACACTAGCGATTGTACCAGACCCAGTTTCATCATCTAGAAGGACTGTGACGGTAACTTTACCACCTTCACCGTCTCCATCAACAGGAACGTCGTAGTAAACTCCAGGTGCATATTCTGTGCCACCATCATCAATCACAACCTTCTCAATTTGACGGAAGGATGCAATATCGGAGATAATAGGCAGTTTCTTATAGAATCCACCAGGAGAAACAAGTTTGATCGTATTAATAGGACCAACTGCTCTAGTAGATGTCGTAGAGTAGTATGAATACTCATTTCCTTGATCATCAGATCCAATCTCAGCGTTACTACGCTCAGGTTCTTTATGAAGTGGGAATTTGAATTCAGTATCGCTTACAATCTCACTAATGTTGAATCTACCCTGATATGGAGTCGTGATAACGTCAATGTATGAGTTTACTCCAACTGGGGAGTTATCACCAGTCCTTGATGGGTCGAAGTAGTAAGAGATGTTAGTAACATCACCAAGCGCCAAGAATTTAACGAATGGAGTGCTTGAACCTGCACCTGCGATACCAGGAGTGCCTTCTCTAACAGTATTATTGAAGGAATACTCCAGTTTATACTGGTTGTCCTGAGAGAATGACAGATAGTAACCGAAGTTGGAAACATCGCTAAGCTCGAAGTTATACTGATGATTTCTAGTGAAAATCAGAGTAGGATGCTTAGCATAGATGTTAACGTTAGCAATTCCATTGTTAACAAACGTTGGATCAGACACTGCTGTCGCTCTAATACCAAATGTAAATTCTCTAGATCCAATAACATCATCGATGAAGAATGATCCGTTATATTGATCACCAGAGAATCCTTCAGTGAAGATAATTTCATCTTCCTTGTAGAAGTGTGGAGAATTAGATGTGCAATAGACCTTAGAAGTCCTAAGACTGCTGGAAAGAATGACATCTTTCTCAAGACGTGCAGTAATACGAATCTTCTTGACAGATGCAAATCCAGAGATCTCAACAGACTTCTCATCTTCTGTTAGAGTGATATTCCCAATATTGACGCTAACAACGTCATTAGGAATATAGTTAGATCCAGGATGGATTTCTAAGATCTCAATACGGTAGTTGTTGCCTAGATCATAAGGCATCAAACGAGTATAAAGACTGATTGCCTCGCTAGTTTCAACAAATGACCAAGTAACAGTGCCATCAGAAACGTCACCAGTGGTATGAGTAGGAGGAGTCGTTGTAGTAACACCACCGCCACCAACAGCAACCTGATAAACGTTGAGTTTATACCATACACGCTGCCCAGTAGCATATAGACGATGTGGCAACCACTCAGGCATATCCAGACCAGTATATTGGGGTCTAGGATAAGGATGCTCAGTCAGATCAATATTAAACTTACCTGCATCGTCAATGAATGCCCAGTTAATGACACCATCAGAAACAACACCAGTGTTGTGCTGAGGTGCAATGGTGCCAGATGTGCCAGCACCCTGTGCCTCATAAATTCTCTTTTGGTTGTAGACACGATCACCTTGTGCATATGCAGTTAGTTGCTGCCAAGGAGACTCTTCTTCTTCAGCATCGAAGTAGGTGCCTTCAATCTGGTTGATATCTCCACCAACAGTTGTAGTGCGGAATCTATCAGAAGTATTAAAGGATCCGTAGATTTTCCCCACAGAATACTCGGTGCCAAGACCAGGATTCTGCACAGTGCCTGTTGGGACCTCTGTAATAGTACCAAAAGCAGTAGTAGTGCCAACATCGTTAAACTGCTGCAGAATAGAATACTTAGTAAGTTTAATTGGTTGGGTAAATGTAAACTGTTGGACGTTATCAATCTTCTGATATAGAGCATCCCTCATGTAGAATTTGGGGATAACATCAGCAGAGATAATTAACCTCTTACCACGAGGTGAAGGAATGGTAGAAGTCTTAGATGCATACTGGTCATACACTGAAGATAGTGTATATGTACCAGGGATCAACGTGGAGAAAGTCTGGGACATGTCCAGAATTTGCAGACCACCAGGACCCTCATTCCACACAGAAATTGCTCCTGGAGAAATACTTGTCCAGGTCATTCCAGCAACATGATCAGTGAATGCAACAGTGCTATGATTATTAAGACCAGTCAGGGTGTATGATGCACGCTGAGTATGTGCTCTATCAAACTTGATCAGTGCAACATCGGAGTTGGATGTGGTGATTGCAATTTCAGCAGTTGGCACAGTGTATGAAGTGCCAGGATATTGAGCAGCATCATCGAGCACAAAGTCGTCGATGTTACCACGGAAAGAATTGCTTGTGTTTGGAGGACTGGAAGGACCACAGATAACAACATCATCAAGAGCAACATCAGTAGTGCTCTGATAAGTGATCTGTTGATTACCACCAATGAATACCTCATAACGATACAGACCCAGAGATTCTTGACGCTTCTGGACAGTAACATGGACCCATGCACCAGCAGCAAAGGCATCCCAGTTAGTTGCAGCAACAGAAGAAGCAACCTGAGTGCCATTCAAGTAAAGGATAACCTTTTGATAGTCAGGATCGGTATTATCACCTTGAATAGTTGCAGTAATTGAGTTGGTATTAGTTGCATCGTTAATATGCAACAGTGTGGGCTCATGAGCAGTATTCCATACTGTAGTATTCATGGACATCCACATTCTGCCACTCCACTCAACAGGGGTCAGACCCAAGTCAGAGATAGTGATAGGTGCAACGGCGTTAAACTTCAGAGATCCGCCATCAAACTTATAAACAGCAGCATCATGAGTGATATCAGACTGACTAAAGTAGCTGTAGGTACCGAGATTTTGCTTAGTGGTATCCTCAACAGGATTTACACTGTTGCCCATTCTCCAGGAGACGAGCTGATCAGACTGCTGACGGTTGACAGCAAGAATGGTGTCACCAGAGTTATCCAAAGCATGAGTATACGCTTGGAAACCAATACTTGCGGTGTCATCAACTTTTGTCTGATGAAGCAGAGTACCGTCATACTTCATGTAAGAGATAACTGAATATCTCTGATTCTGATCCCCAATTACATCAGAAACGAGAGTGTAGTTACCCCACTGATCATATGAGATACCTGCATGGTGCATTTCAAGGAAATTACCAGTAGTAGTAACGGTCTTACTCCAATCCCAAGTAGTTTGTGCAGTAGAAAGGAGGAATTTGTTGATCTGGATCTTATCGTACTTAGATGCTGCAGAATTAAAGACATCCCAAGCAACAATAATTGAACCATAGTCATCCATGACCATTGTTGGGTTGACAACACGTCCACCCACCGTAGGAATCTGCTTGCTCCAATCAATCTCAAGGTTTGCACCATCGTAGAAGAATTCACCGAAGATCAAGTCATCATTTTGGTCGTTAACACCAATAAAGAAGAATCTATCATCGGAGATCATCATGATCTGATGCATTTTCTCAGAATCATCCTGAGATGCAACTTTACGCTTCTCAACCAGATCGCCTTCAATACCACACTGGATGATCCACATATCATCGGGATCAACAGAGTTGGTATCGGTATAACCACAAAGGTAGATACGTTGCTCTTGATCAAGAGCGATAGAAGTTACATAGTCTCTTCTAGTACTGCCAGAGATACCAGCGATTGCTCTCTGCCACTGCAGGATACCGTCAGGATCGTTTGCATTGTTGAATCCAGACTCATAAAGTCCTAACCATATGTCTGGGTTGTACAGATCGTTGTCAGGATTCTTTGTTTGGCCTGTAACATATATGAGGTCGTTTTCTGGAGTGTCATTGACCACCATCTTGAGGAATTCAGCCCTCTTCTGAAGGGCATTAGTAGGAATGAGAGTCCTCTCCCAGATTCTCTGACCCAAGTCATCAAACTTGGCAAGGAAACCAGCTTCATCACCATCTGTCTCAGTAATCTTACCGCAGATATAGGTATAGCGTTGTGAGGTAACCTTAATATCGTTGACTTCAACGATACCATCTGCTTCCATGTATTCGGTCAACCAATAGCGAGTTTTCTTAAACTGCTGTGGATGGGAGACACGAATTTGAGGAGGCTCCTCAGGATCATAACCATTACCAGAGTTGATAATGTTGACTGTGTTGATCTGACCAGTATTTTGTAAGACAATCTCTAGTTGACCATCTTGACCAGCAGATGTGATCAATTCAAACGTAGGAGGAATATCTTCGTTGTAACCAACACCAACCTGATTTACATTGATACGCTCAACACCAGATACAACTTTAACTTTGAAGTTCTTGTTGGTGTTATCAATAACGGGAGAAGAGTTAAGAATCAACTCATCTTGCTGACGCAAGTCGTGATTAGCTGCTGTATTAATCACACCATATGGACGATCTCCGATGATCTCCTTACTGTATGATTGGATGACTTGACCCTTAACCGATTCGATAAGTGCAGAAGCACCGAAACCACCAGTGTCTTGATCATCAAAGAAGATGGTATCATTAACCTGATAGGACTGGCCTGGGTTTTCAATAACGAAACCGTCAATCTGAGCATCTTCAAACTGAGTAGTTGTCTCAACTTCGATGTCAACTCTAGACTCTTCAGAAACCTGAGGGAAGTAATCATAGATTTGTAGGGTTGCCTCTTCAGACATCTCAAGGACTTCTTGTTGCTCATTAGCATCAATGATTCCGTCACTATTACTATCCTGGACCTCAAAGATAAGAGGATAACCTTCAATCTCAGTCGTTAGGACATCTGCTTCCTGGTTAGGTTGACGATCAACATCGATGTCAACGTTGACATAAGGATCTCTATACCTTACAACGTTTTGTGGAATATTTTCCTGAGTTGCACCTTGGGTAAAGTTCCATGGATCAGGCAGTGAGTTAAACTGAGGACCGAGGATATATGGGAATTCTGCAACACCTGCTTCAGATGCATCAATAGTAATAAAGTATGCATAGGTGCCATCAGGATATTGAGGTGTCTTACAGAAGCGACCATTATAGTTGTCAAGATCCCCAGACTGGAAGTCGTACTCATAGTCAGCAACAAACGATCCAGCAGGATATGAATCCAGTGCAGGTCCATCAATACGGGCAGGATTTGGATTAGTTGCTAGATCATAGACAACGTTATCTTTTAGTTTATATGAAGTGCGAAGTCTTCTGATTCCGCTGTTTTGGTCAGTTGGGTCAATGTAACCATAGGGACCGTAGATTGGGTTACCATCGTAAGCCCAACCCAGAATAGGAGAGTGCTCATAATTAGATGATACCTCTTGAAATTGTTGTGTTACAGCATTAAGGAAGACGTTATCGCCAACCACATAACGAAGCTCTTTAGGATCACTGAGGTGAGCATACTCACCACCAAACTGGTTATTCAAACCAGTAAAGACGTATCCTCGTGCTCCATCATACTTAGCAGTAAGATCATACTGAAGGTTTTTATTCCACTCAAAAACTTGTGGAGTAAACTCAGCAAAGTCACCGACAGACTCAAGTCTGACAGTAGTAAGACCTTGGGTATATCCAATACCTTTGTTGCTGATCTCAACACTAAGGACTCTACCTTTGTCTTCACCAACAGTGCCGATAATTGCTCTTGCAATAGCACCAAAACCATCACCATTGATTACAATGGTGGGAGCAGTAGTATATCCACTACCTGAGTTAATGATAGCGATAGAAACAATACGACCATTGATAACAATGGGTTGTGCCAAAGCACCTTCACCAGAGTTAACTCTAATGCTAGGCAACTCAGTGTAACCACTACCATTGGCAGTGATACTGACACTCTGTACAGGACCACGGACATTTGCAGTTGCCTCAGCACCTGTACCGCCGCCACCAGTAACTGAAACGCTAGGTTGTGAGGTATATCCAGTACCTGGTTGCTCAACCAGGATTTTAGTGACACGACCACCCGTTACGATAGCTTGTGCAGTTGCTCCGATACCACCACCACCAACGATGGAGACTAGAGGAGATTCTGTATATCCGCTACCTTCTACAGTAACAACAAAGGAAGTCAGACTACCATTAACAACAACTTCACCAGTAGCACCTGTACCACCGCCACCAGTAATTTCCAGAGCAGGTTTGGATCCTGCATCATAGTCTTGACCAATGTTAGTAACAGTGATGTCAGTCAGAGGACCGAATCTAACAAAGTCGCCAGACTTGTATGCCCAGATAGACACACCATTCACCCAAGCACCAATCGAGGTGTTTGCTGAGATATCTTGACGCTCAGAAATGGTTTGGACAAGTCTGGGGAATCTAAGCAGTTTACGCTGGTTACCAGGAATCAGTGCCGAACCTGTGAAAGGACCCACCCTATAATTGGGTAGACCAGAGGAAGCAACATAAACATGATCATCATTAAAGAAGGAGTTTTGGATATTTGTTGTAAACTCACTAACAACACTGTTGATTGAATTGACATCAGACTTACCTCTGTTTAGGTCCACAGAGAGAAGAATGTTACCTTCAGGAATGATCTCTGTGGGAGTATTGATCTGGTATGTGAATTGGAATGCATCAATACGAGAAGTAACGGTAAAGGTGCCGTTGAATACAACAGGGTTAGCACCATAAATCGTCACCTGATCGGATACCAGTAGACCGTGTGGGTTACCACAAACAACAGTAGCAGTCTGGT